ATATAGCCAGTGTAGATTTATCCCACCCTAAGTTTTTTTCTTCTCTATCTCTCACGTAATCAGTTATGGCCCGCATAACACCTATAGTAGGAGGTGCCATTTGTATAACACCATAACTTTTTGTAGATACAGAATAACACCTATCATTTTCATCATAGTATTTTTCAAATTTTTCTACCACAGAATTAAACTGTAAATTAGTAGTTCTTAACTCTATAGATTCTTGAGATTTACAATCTTGAGATTTACAACTCTTTTTACCAACTGGCATCATTAATGTTTGTTCACCAGTCTTAAATGTTAATTCTCTAATTGCTAAAATTAAATAAATACGATCTTCCTCAAGAATATCTTTATAAGAACCTCTTTGCTTTCCATACATTACTTTACAGCATGATACTACTATATTATTTAAACCTTCATCTACTTCTCTAAGATTTTCTTCATCAATAGTTGAAAAGTTTCTAATTTCAGCAACTTTTGCAGGTCTAATATGAATTTCAAAATCATCCCTATAAAATTTACCCTTAGAAGGGAATGTATTAAGATCCAATGTGGTATAACCAACCATTGCATTTATTCTTTTAATCTCAGGATCATCTGAAGTAATTTTACCCATCTGTCGTGCAACATCAACAGTTCCTAAATCTTGTACTACTTTATTTGGAGTTTCTGTTGCTTCAACTGTAATACCTTCGGCTGCTTCAAATTCTTTTTTAATATTATCTTCGTGTTCGTTTGACATTTCTTAATTATTTTTTATTAATTGTTTTTCTGGTCTAGTTTCATCAACAATATGTTCTACTATTAATTGTCTAACATACCTTGAAATGGCCACAGGTTTAATCCTAGTTTCCATTGATTTTTGTATAATAATTGCATTAAGACTATCTTCATCTTCAGGCGTTAATAATACTTGTAATTTTTTGGTAAGTTTTTTCTTTTGAGGAATAAGCTCCTGTACAGTTTCATTAAAACCATATTTAGGATTATCAGATTTAAACTTATTAATCCAATATTCTACTCTTTTTAAAATATCACTTAGTGAATCGTTTTCTTTAAAAACTTCTAAGACTTCTCTGTTAAATGAAGTAGTTCCAAAATCCTTTACGGCACGCTTAATGTATTTACCTGATCCAAAGTTATTAGGGTTATCATTTGCTGAATACCCTACATAAACTTTGTTTGTTTTCTGTTGTTGTAATTTATAGATTATCATTTTCTATATTATATATTTTATATTATATATTAGAGTGAAGGCAAAAAAACTGGGAATACTTTAATATTCCCAGTTTTAATATTTAAAATTTATGATCCTACATTCTCCTCGACCCAGTGATCACAACGATAAGTCATCGTTAATTCTACTGCATCTTGAACTGTGTAATTTAATTCATCAACAAAATCAATTTGTGTTACAGGGAATACATCTTTAAATGTAATCTTTCTATAAATATCTCCTGCTCTGTTATATTGAACTAAAATCATACTTCCTACATAATCTTTCTTTAATCCCATTTCACCAGTTAATGGATCATAGATTAAATTAGTCCAATTACGGAAAGTATTATAGATGTAATTTTCATTTGCATCATTTAAGTTAAGAGTAAAGTTAACTGGTAAATCAACAAACGTCTGCGCCGGCATACCTGCGAAAGATCTATCGGCAAACTTATATTTTTGATTTATAGCATCAATTGATGGATTTAATCCATTTAATCCTCCAATAGATATTACTTGCTCTAGTATCAGACCTGTGTCATCCCCTAATGGCGAAAAAACAGTCAGCTCAAAAAGGTTTGGTTGGATTGGTTCGAACCTTTGGCTACTGGCCCTTGATTGGGTATAATGTGGTAACGGCATAGTTTTATATTTGTTTTTTTATATATTCGTCTTTAGTTGCTTCTTATTGAAAGTTTCCTGTACTTATTGCCCCAGTTCTTAAAATAGTTGTTCTTTGTACAAGAATTTCCATTCCTCTTACTGGTTCAATATATGTATCTAAGATACCTACATTCTGATCAATTACTTCTGGTGTGTTATTTGTTTCATCCATTATATTTCTATAATCATAAACACCATCATCATTTTGAACAGTTGATAAAAAGTTATCAGCTAATGTTTTTATTTCTAATCTTGTTTGAGCCGTATTAAATTCAAATAAGTAGTTTTTAAGAATTGCATCAATACCATCTTGGATATAAATTACAACCTCTCTAACGTTAATTGAACTTAAAGCAGATTTAGGAACCTGTTGTGCAGTTTTATTTGCAAATATAGTTGGTCCTGTTCCACTTTGGAATACTATCGGATTAATTCCGAATGGTTCTAGATAATAACGATCTTCTTGATCTAAGTTTATTTCTAAACCTACAACCCCACTACCGCCTATTACTCCACGTCTTACACCAGCCACGATTGACCACGGTAATGCGTTTTCATATTTAAGTATGTAATTATTAGATACATATGCAGCAGGTGGAACGCTTATGTTCTTACCTAAATCCCTAACAGTCATAAATGGATAATAATATCCTCCCCATGAACCTCCGCTTGTAGCAGAAGGTAATGAGAATCTAACTGTTGGATTCAATGAAAGATCTCCACCTTCAGATATAAACTTAGATGATAAACCACCTGTTAGATCTGTAAAGCTTGGATCAGTATTTTTCTTAAAGTCTTTAGCCGATGGCGCGTTAACTATTGCAAAAGCATTTTTTCTACTTGCACATAAATTAGTATAAATAGCTTTACAGTTTGCTTCAATTCCATTTCCAAAAGTATCTACTAAATAACGGAAGTTAATGGTTTCTTTATCGGTTAGTGCTTTATATAAATTAGTACCACCTAAAATTGGTGATAAACATTCATTCTGTCTTTGGTTTGTTCCATTCGGTACATGTTTAGTAGCATCTAATTTAAATCCTGGTAAAAGGAATACATTAAGATAATCAATCCATGAATCAATTGGGTAATATAACTCTACCTTTCTTTGTGCTGGGTTTGTTAATATTTCAACATCAATTTCAGATTGGCAACTAACCAATAATGCAGTTTGACCTGCACCTATAATTGGATATTGCGAAGGCGTTACACCACCTACAACAGAATTAATTCTTGTTAACCTTGATGGTGCACCTGCAGACGTTCCGTTTACATGTACAAAATAGTTTCCTACTATTACATCAGCAACTTCTGGTGTTACAGCTATATCAGCGTTTATTAAAATTTGGTTAGGCAATAAAGTTGGTTCATTTAATGAATCACCTATAATGTCAATTCCTAAGTTAAGAGCGCCTTTTAAAGTTTGTACACCTAAATCAGCAGCTGGTAACAAAGTAGTACCATCAGATTTTACAAAAAATCCAGTACCATCTAAAGTAAATTGACTATGTGGTGTTATATTTGCATAACTATCTTCAGTGTAAGGTGTAATTCTAACAGCTGGCATAAAATAATCAGGATCTGATATTGCAATTGTATTTACTGTAGTTGTTGGTCCGCCTGTATGAATAAATCCATAATTGATAGCGTTCATTACTAAATATGAAGTATAGTCTTGTCCATTTATTCTATAAACTGCTTCATCACCATCAGTTAATACACCGCTTGCAAATTGAGTTTGAACAGATGATCCATAAGAACCTATAATTCCACTTGTTGGTGTAGCTAATGAAAATTCATCAGATACAAAATTAAAGTCTGCTTCATTAATATAAGTATAACTCGCAGCAGCACCTGTTGGCCAATCACCTAACACAGTTAATCCTGCATCTGATAATAATATAGTTACAGTATTACCTATTACTTGTACCGATATTACTGGTACATATTCTCCAGTTACAGGATTAAGTAAAAATGATCCTACTACTGTTGCAGTGTTTGCAGTCATAGTACTGAATGCAGTCCATATAGCATCTTTAACGGCATTTGTGTTTGATATTTGTATTTGTATATCATTTCCACTAGTTGGAACTTCTGTAGTAATTGTACTTGTAGAATTTATAACTACCGTACCAGCTTCAAACGTTCTTGGAAAAGATAAATCAGAAACTATCGATCCACTATAAGATAAAAAGTTAACATCATCCTGGCTACCGAATGCAGTAGCTGCTTCAAGATTATGTCCTACCATATCAATTCCACCAGGAACTCCATCTATT